GTTTTCCTATAGAAATCGCTAAATGAAATTTTCTATATATGGAGTTGATGAAAGTGCCAGGAAGAAAGCCAAAACCGACAAACATTAAGAGATTAGAGGGTAATCCGGGCAAAAGACCATTGAATGAGCTTGAACCGGAGCCTATGATTGATATTCCTCCATGTCCACCACATCTTTCTGATATTGCAAAGATAGAGTGGGATAGGATCACGAGGGAACTTGAGGTTGTCGGGATAATATCACAATTAGACATGGTTGTGGTTGCGGGTTACTGCCAGGACTATGCCAGATGGGTAGAATTAGAACAGAATATCAAAACTGACGGCATTTTTATCGAAATAGAGTATTTGAACAAGAAAGGTGATGTATTCTTGACCAAGAAAGTGATAAATCCTGCTGTTGTGGAGGCAAGACATGTATTACAGCAATTAAGAATGTATGCAAGTGAACTTGGCTTATCACCGGTAGCGAGACCAAAACTACAATCAGGTTTAAAGAAGAAATCGAAAGACCTGATGGGAGATATAATTGGTATGACAGGATAATATTTAGCCAGCCACAGCAGGCTGCGGGGCTGAAGTATAGGTGTGGTGAGCCTAATGCCGGCGCTTCAGCCCCATCCTAAACAGGAAAGAATTATAAATATGAAGATAATCAATATTGTTGGAGCAAGACCTCAATTTATCAAATACTTTCCAATATCAAATGCTATTGTGCGTTTTAATATACAAACAGATGCCAGAATTAACGATGTATTGGTTCATACGGGTCAGCATTATGATTACAATATGTCGAAGATATTTTTTGATGGATTCAGCATGAAAGTCCCGGATTATTACCTTTGTGTTGGTTCCGGCACTCATGGGAGACAGACCGCAGAAATCCTTAAGAAAACAGAAGAGGTTTTGTTTGAGGAAAGACCCGATGTTGTAATTGTATATGGCGATACAAACTCAACACTTGGGGGTATGCTTGCTGCAGTAAAACTTCATATTCCTGTTGCTCATGTGGAGGCTGGTTTGAGAAGTTTTAATAAATATATGCCAGAAGAAATAAATAGAATATTGACCGACCACATATCGACATATCTTTTTTGCTCGAGCGAGAATGCTGTAAAGCAACTTAAAATAGAAGGAATTACTAACGGGATTAATACCGGCGATGTCATGTATGATGTTTTACTCAACGCAAAAGAAATCGCTGAGAAGAAATCCGATATTATCGATAGCTTAGGATTGCGGGAAAAGGAATATGGGGTGCTCACTATTCACCGTCCCGAAAATACAGACAACATAGAAAAGTTCAAGGAAATAATTTCATTTGTTAATAGTGTGGCAAATGATAAAGAAATCATCTTCCCGATGCATCCCAGAAGTATGAATATTTATAATGATTATTTTATAAAACATACATTTGCCGATAATATAAAAATTATTGATCCTGTAAGCTATTTTGATTCGATAATGTTATTAAAAAACAGCAAACTTCTTCTCACTGATTCAGGAGGAATGCAAAAAGAAGCCTATTGGCTCAAAGTTCCCTGTATTACCTTGCGGGAAGAAACCGAGTGGACAGAAACAGTGGAAAGTGGCTGGAATATATTATATAAAGATTATTCCGGCTCACATAAAATCAATGGTAGTCAGGGATTATTGTATGGCGATGGTCATGCAGCAGACAAAATTATTAATATTCTTGAAACCGGTTTTATCAATGAATAACTATGATTTTTTAAATCCTGAACACAGGGCGCAACATGCGGTAGATTTTATACAGCAATTAAAACATACGAAAGGCAAATGGGCAGGCAAACCCTTTATTCTTTTTGATTGGCAAGATGAACTTATACGGAAAATATTTGGCACTATTAATGAAAATGGACACAGGATAATAAGAAAATGTTATGTAGAGATACCAAAAAAGAATGGTAAGAGTGAACTTGCGGCCACAATAGCATTATATCTCTTATTTGCAGACCGTGAACCCGGAGCAGAAGTTTATAGTGCAGCATCAGATAGAGAACAGGCTGCTATTGTTTTTGATGTTGCGGCACAGATGGTACGATACAATAAAACGCTTGATGATAATTGCAGGATTATAGATTCACGAAAAAGGATTGTAGTACCTTCTACAAACAGTTTTTATCATGTGTTGAGTGCCGATGTTCCAAACAAACATGGGTTTAATACTCATGGAGTGATATTTGACGAACTGCATACGCAGGCAAAACGTGATTTATGGGATGTATTAACAGAAGGTTCGGGAGATGCAAGAGTACAACAACTTATTTTTGCTATTACAACAGCCGGGTATGACAGGGAATCAATATGCTGGGAAATACATCAATATGCGGAGAAAGTTAGAAAAGAAATAATAGATGATCCGCATTTCTATTCCGTTGTTTACGGTTTACCGGAGAGTGAAAATTGGGAAAGTGAAGAAAACTGGTATAAAGTCAATCCAAGCATGGACAAAATAATTGACATCGAAAAAGTGAGAACCGCATACCGGGAGGCGAAAGAGATCCCGGCGAAACAAAATACATTCAGACGGTTACGTTTAAATCAATGGACACAGCAATCAACACGGTGGATCGACCTTGCACTCTGGGATAGGGTAAAAGATGAAGTAAATGAAGAGAATCTTATAGGTAAAATATGTTATGGCGGACTGGATTTATCAGCAGTGAGTGATATAACAGCGTGGGTAATGATTTTTCCTTATGGCGATTCGGACGATATAGATGTTTTGGCACGGTTTTGGTGTCCTGAAGAAAGACTTTATGAAACAAGCAATAAATATCAGAATCAATACAGAACATGGAAACAAGAGGGTTATTTACTCACAACACCGGGGAATGCGATAGATTATAATTTTGTAAAGAAACAGATATTAGAAGATGCTAAGAAATTTAACCTGCAGAGCATGAATATAGATAGGCTTTTTCAGGGTTATCAGCTTGCGATGGAATTGGAGGACGAATTATCCGGGGTCACTAATGTTGCGGTCATGGGAATGGGTTTTATCAGCATGGCAACACCTGTAAAAGATTTTGAAAGCAAAGTTCTGAAGGGTAAAATACACCATGGCAATAACCCGGTATTAAGATGGATGATGGACAATATTGTGGTGAAAATGGATGAGGCGGGTAATTATAAACCGGACAAGAGAAATTCACAGGGAAAGATAGATGGTATTGTGGCGCTTATTATGGCATTGGAACGTATGTCGAGAGAATGGGGCGCAACGAGTGTATATGATAATAGAGGTTTGATAATGGTATGAGAAAATGGATAGGAATAAGTGAGATAATAGTAATTATAGGTATTGTTTCATTATTTATTGGATTTTATTTATTCAAACCATGGTTAGCTTATAGTATTACAGGTTTAATAATAATAATATTAGGAATATTAACAGCGAGATTATAAAAAATGGGACTATTAGCGAGGATATACGAAAAGCGGTCAGAAGATGAGTGGGCTGGTCATAACAAGGAGTTCCTCGCAGGTGATGATCCGCCGGGGGAATATTCAACGGCAGGACAGAAGATAACACAAGAAAATTCTTTACAGATAACAACGGTTTTTAAATGCGTAGACAAGATAAGCAAAACATTAAGCACTTTACCTCTGAATATATATAAATATTTGCCGAATGGGGGTAAAGAGAAAACGCCAGATCATCATTTGCAGTATATACTCCATGTTAGAGCAAACCCACAGATGACCGCAACAGAATTTAGAAAGACATTGAAGGGACATTATCTTTTGTGGGGCAACGCTTATGCACAGATAATAAGAAACGGTTTAGGACAGATTATAGAATTGTGGCCATTCAGGCCGGACAGAATGACGCCAAAACGTGATAATGGAATAATAACATACGAATATACAATGAACGATGGGCAGACGATAACTTTTCAGCAAAAAGATGTCTGGCATTTGAGGGATTTATCTCTTGACGGATTTATAGGACTTTCCCGAATATCGCAGGCACGAGAATGTTTAGGACTTGCTAAGGCAACGGAGAAATTTGGCAGTAAATTTTTCAGTAACGCAGCGAAAGCAACAGGTATTCTCGAACACCCTGGGAAACTAACCGAGGGTGCAAGAGATAATATAAAGAAAAGCGTGAGTGAACAAATAGCGGGTGCTAAAATGTTAGGCATGCTTATTCTTGAGGAAGGTATGTCATGGAAACAAATCGGTATACCGCCTGACGATGCACAGTTTCTTGAGACAAGGAATTTTCAAGCAGTGGATATATGCGGACTTTTTGATGTTCCGCCCAATAAAATTGGATTATTGGATAGAGCAACATACTCGAATATCGAACATCTCGATATTGAATGGGCAAAAGATACAATACTGCCACATGCTGTTTACTGGGAACAGAAAATAGACAGTGAACTTCTGCCTGAAAAAGACAGAGGCAAATATTTCTCAAAACATAATATGGATGGGATATTAAGAGGCGATACATTATCACGAGGAGAGTTTTATAATAAGATGTTCATGATAGGTGCTTATTCGCAAAACGATATTCGTGAACTCGAAGATAAAAACCCATTCGATGGCGGAGATGAACATTATGTACCGCTTAATATGATAAAAGTGGGTGATGAACGTCCCCAGATGCCAACTTTCACAAAAAAAGATGAAAAGGAAGAAAAGTCTTTTAGAATAATAACACCCATACAAATACGTTCCATACAAGGTAGAAAACGGCTTGCGGAAGTGAATAAACGTTTATTCTCCGATGCTGTTTCTCGAATTGTTGGCATGGAAAACATTGCGATAACACGGGCAGTGAAAAAATATATTAAATATGGTGTAACAAATGATTTTGTTGAATGGTTGAATGATTATTATGTGAAGATGCCTGAATCAATAGAGAAAAATATGCTGTCAATTTTCATGGCTTATGCGGATGTTGTGCAAATAGAAGCGAATCAGGAAATAGGTAATGAGCCACAGATGACACCGGAACTTGAGAAATTTGTAGCAGATTATGAAAATGTTTATTCTTTTAACTATATAAATTCTTCTAAGAATCAGATAAACAAAATAATAAGGGAAACCCCCAAAGAAGATGATGTATCCGAATTAATACTGGCAAGAGTTGGAGAATGGCGGGAGAAACGACCGGAAAAAGAAGCGGGCAGACAGGTTATCGAGTCAAGTTCGGCATTTTCTAAAGCTGTTTATCTGACTGCTGGTGTTATGAGCATGAAATGGATTGCTGCCGGTATACATCCCTGTCCATATTGTATTGAAATGAATGGCAGGATAGTCGGAATACAGGGAGATTTTATTAATAAGGGTGAACAATTAAATCCCGAAGGCGGAAGCGGTCCTATGCTCACCTATCAGAATAAGAGTCATCCGCCTCTGCATGATGGATGTGAATGTACAATAATAGCAATTATTTAAAATAACAAGGGTTCTGTCAAGCGTCCTGCAGGCGTGCGATAGCTAAGAAACATTAAACGGCAGTGTGGTGCCACACCATCACATTGCCGTTTTTTGTTTGCCCAAAGGAGATAAGATGCCTTGCGGAAAAGGGAAAAAGAAGAAAAGAAAATAGATATACAGAAGGATAATAAAATGGAAGAAAAATTGAGAGAAAGAGTCGAGTCTTTTTTGAATAGACTAAAAGCAGAAGAAGGAGAAGGGCTTGAGGATTGGGAATATCTGATTCATCATATTCATGTTGACGGGGATACTGGAGAAGAGATAATTCATCATTGTTTTATGGTTGACCATTTGGGAAACCTATACGAGATAAATCACATTAAAGGGGATGATGGAAAGATACATCATTGTTTGACTGGTTTAAAGGATGACCAAGATATCTATTGGTCTAATGAGGAGGCAATTGCGGATGGCGAGACGATACCCTGCGCAAATAGGCAATTGGAAGATTAGCCCAGAACCTTACGATTTAGATGAACTCTATGTAATTCTGAAGCACGAAATTCAGGAATCTATGGGAGATATTAAAAATCCGAGTATGCTTTTAAGCGGAGGAGTTGATAGTTCTATTCTTGCGCTTCTTTTGAAAGAAATTAAACCAGGGATAACATGTTTTACGATTGGTAGTTCCTGTGAACACCCTGATGTTTTTTCTGCTATAAAATTAGCGAAAGAAAAAGATTTAAATATAAAAATATGGATTCCAGATAAAAGAAATATCTCTGTAGCAAGAGAATTAATAAAGGATAAATTTCCAGGAGATAGTTCAGTATATCTTGCCTTAAAGTTTGTTTCTTGTTTCTCCCAATTTCTTTTAGCTACAGATGGGATAGATGAGCTAATGGGTGGTTATTGGTGGCATAGTCACAGGAATACAGAATTTCCAAAAATAGATATAGCGTTTGAATATTTTTGGAATCGGCTTGAAGAGAAACATTTATCTCCTATGTACGAATCAGCTAAAAAGGTAGGTGTGAATATAGATTGGATATTTCTTCATGAACCAATTGTGAACTACATCTCAAAAATCCCTCTCAAAAACAGAGTTGGGAAAGATGACAGCAAAAAGCTTTGGAAAAAATTTGCAGCAATGATTGGTGTACCCGAATGGGTTATTAACAGAGAAAAAAGGGGGTTTTGTGATGCTTTCAACTAATTTTATTTTGGATAAAATAGGAAACAGAAGAAATAAAAAAGGGGACAGTGAGATAGAACATATCGAAAAAAGGAATATAACGACCGAACTGCGTGTAGCTGCAGATGAAAATGGAGTGAAAAAGATAGTCGGGTATGCTGCGGTATTTGATAAATGGTCATCTGATTTAATGGGATTCCGTGAGAAAATAAATCCCGGTGCTTTTGAGAAAACAATTAAGAAAAGCGATATACGGGCATTGTTTAATCACGATCCGAATATCGTTCTTGGCAGGACAAAAGCCAAGACATTGAAACTAAAAGAAGATGATACCGGACTGTTTATGGAAGTCATTCCGCCGGACACACAGAACGCACGGGATATAATGGTTTCCATAGAGCGTGGTGATATAACACAACAAAGTTTTGCATTCCGCACAATAGAAGATGATTGGGTATACAAAAAAGATGGGTCTGCGGAAAGAACACTTGTCGAGGTTGATTTACTCGATGTGTCACCCGTGACATATCCTGCATATCCAGATACATCTGTGGCATTAAGGTCACTTGAGAATTTTAATAAGGAAAAAGAAGTGCCGGCACAGCAGATGCTTGCCGAAGAGGAAGAAATTGCGAAGCAGAAGCTCGCAAATGACAACCTGAATTTGCGTATTAAAGAAACACAACTAAAAATTAAGAAATAATGAGGTTTAAAATGAATACAGAAGAGCTTATAGGTGAAAGGACTGCGAAGTGGGAAAAGCTCGATGAGATGAAAAAAACTTGTGAAAAGGAAAAACGTGATAAAACCAAAGAGGAAATCGAGGAAGCTACTAAAATCTTAGATGAGATTGATGAGCTTTCTGAAAAGATTTCCACGGAGGAACGTATCCGGAAAACAGGTGATTTTCTCAAAGAGCCGACCTCAAAACCTTATCTGGAAAATATTCAAGGTAATCCAGACGGTGGAGGGGAAAACCGCTTTAAGTCTATGGGTGATTTTATGAGTGCCGTAGTTTATGCCGGTAAGATAGTAGGACAAGCCGCTGTCGGCCCTGTTGATAAAAGATTGATAGAGCAGAGAGCGTCCGGTATGAGCGAAGGTGTGCCAAGCGATGGTGGATATTTAATTCAACAGGATTTCGCCGGCAAACTTGTAGAGGTAGCTCATGAAACTGGTATACTTTCCAGAAAAGTAAAGCGTATGCCGATTTCTGCAACTGCCAATAGCTTAAAAGGCTATGGTATAGACGAAACAAGCAGAAAAGACGGTTACAGGTGGGGCGGTATTCGTTGTTACTGGGCGGCCGAAGCTGCTCTGAAAACAAAGAGTGATCCCAAATTCCGTGTAATGGAACTTAGTCTCCAGAAACTTATCGGTCTTGTTTATCTGACTGATGAGCTTATCGAAGATACTACAGCTCTTGAAGCATGGGTAACTGAAGGATTCCGTGAAGAAATCGGGTTTAAACTTGATTGCGCTATTTTTGAAGGCACGGGTGTAGGACAGCCACTTGGTATTAAGAGTGCCGGTTGCACAATTTCAGTTGGGAAAGAGACGAATCAAACAGCAACAACTATAAAAGCTGAGAATATTGAAAAGATGTATGCAAGAATGTTTGCGGGTTCTTTGCCACGTTCTGAATGGCTTATTAATCAGGATTGCTGGCCTCAGATTTTCCAGCTTAGCCATTCGGTTGGTGCTGGTGGAGTGCCGATGTTTATTCCGGCGGGCGGACTTTCTAATGCACCCTTTGGGTCATTACTTGGTAGACCGATTACGCCGATTGAACAGGCGGAAACACTCGGAACAGTCGGTGATATTATGCTCGTTGATATGAGCAAATATATCACAATCGACAAGGGTGGTATACAACAGGCAAGCTCGATTCATGTTAGATTTCTCTATGATGAATCGATATTGAGATTTGTATACCGTGTAAATGGTCAACCTTTATATGAATCAGCAATAACTCCATATAAAGGAGACAATACACAAAGTGCATTCATTAAACTTGCATCTCGTTAATAGAAGGGAGGAATAAATAATGAAAGCTGGAATTAATTTAGCTGAAGAAGGTCATGTTGTTAATATTCTCCCTTCACAGAATGTGGACGGGGGCGCTGTTAGTGATGTGTTTACTCTTGAGGATTATGCTCATGCATCTATTATTGTCAGAACGGGCGGAAATACCGTTGGTGCTTCTGTACGTGTGACAGTTGATGAGTGCGATGATTTTACTCCGACAAATTCAACGCCGATTGCATTTGGATATTATCGGGAAAGAACAACTACCGGTGATACTCTTGAGGCGAGAGGAACTGCAACAGCTGCCGGTCTGAGGGTTGGTGCAACAGTCAGTCAATTTGCTGTTATAGAAATTGACGACTCTGAACTTACCGACGGGTATCCAAGCTTGCAGGTTACGGTTGAGGATCCGGGCGCTGTTACGTATGTAGATATTATAGCCATATTGAGCGGTGCGAGATATCAGAAAGCTACAACCAAGACTGCAATAGTCTAAGGAGGTGTCTGATATGCACAATATTAAATACGAAGCTTCTTTAGGGAAGACCGTAATAAAAGACGCATCTCTTAATAAATCTATTGCCGTTATCAGTCCTGCTGATAATCATAATTTTGATTTCAACAAGACTGTAGTGGGAATAGCCGGTAATTATAAGTTGGCAAGAGGAACAAGCGTTGCGACAGCTTCAGTTGCAATCACGACTGGGCTGACAACGATAGCAGGCTGTGCCTTAACGACAGAAGGTTGTAATGCAACGCCAGCGATGGAAGGAACTGTCCTGACTTATAAAATCTCCGGGGGTACGCTTACTGCTTACCGTTTCAGAACAGATGCCACAGCGGGTACTATTGCTGTGGCTAATGTTGCTGGTTCGTTGAGCTGGCTTGCGGTCGGAACTTAATAAAAAGTGAGGGATATGGTGTTAAAATATAACAAATATCTTATAACCGGTGGTGCTGGCTTCATAGGAAGTCATATTTGCGAGGAACTTGTTAAACAAGGGAAAGAAATAGTTGTTATTGACAACTTTAAAACCGGATTAATGGAGAATTTAAAGCCTTTTTGGGTTCTTAAACAATGTAAACTTATAAAAGCAGATATAAGCGATTATAAAGCCATATCCCATCACTTCAAAGGTGTAGATGTAGTGTTTCATAATGCTGCATCAAAATGTACGGTTTGCAGAAACGACCCTTATGTTGATTTAATGACAAACGCATGGGGTTCTTTGAATGTATTCAGAGCTGCACAGGAATATGGGGTAAAGAAAGTTATTCATGCTTCGACGGGTTCGGTGAACAATAATTATCCGGTGTCGTTTTATGGTACAAGTAAAATGACGGCTGAAAAATATTTAAGCGTAATGCATGAATATTATCCCGATTTCAAATATACGATTCTTCGGTATTATCATGTATATGGGACACGTCAGGATGATTCCGATAACGGTGGAGTTATACCGATTTTTATAAAGAGAATATGGGAAGGAAAGCCTGTAATAATTTATGGCAGTGGTGAACAGGAGCGTCATTTTACATCAGTCAATGATGTAGTGAAAGCTAATTTTGCAGTATCGGAAAATGGTTATCTAAGACACACAATTCATAATGTGGTTTCAGATGTGAGAATAGCAATAAATGATCTTGCATGGCTTATTTATAAGCTTATGCCGAACAGGATAAGAAATATCGAATATGCATCCGCAAAGAAAGGTGATATAAAAAGATTTAAATTTGAAAAAGGTAATTTAGGGTTTGAATATAACAACGATTTAGCGGGGGAACTTGAAAAAGTTATTGAATGGTATACACAGAAATATAGAACTCGACAAAAAAAGGGTGAATATGTGGGAACAGTTACAAACTGTCGAGCATGAAGCCTATGAGAAATCACCAGCTGGAGTGTTTTCTGTTGATGATTGTGAAGAGGCTCATGAGGTCGGCGTTTTTCTAAGAGATAATATTGAAGGGAGATGCCTTGATGTCGGATGTGGGTTATTGCCAGAACCGGCATACATGAAAGACCAGCCGAATATACAGTTTTATGGCATCGATCCATTTAAAGATGAGGTTGATAGAGAGTTTGATTTTATTTGCGGTACCGGTGAGGATTTACCATTTGATAATGAAACTTTTGAATGTGTACTTTTTGCAAGCACTATTGATCACATGATAGACCCGCAACTTGCTATTAATGAGGCTTATCGGGTATTGAAAAGCAAGGGTGCGCTGGTGATATGGTACATAGAGAGAAACAAACCGCATTTAATCTATGGTAGGTATAATAAACATCATCAGTGGGGTTTTACGAATGAGGTGATGATTGATTTTATACGAAAGGCACAATTTAAGAATACAATTTTATCAGTGGTTTTAAAATCTGGCAATAATGAACGTATTGTGATGGTGAGAAAATAATGGTAATGTTAACAAAAACTAAATTAAAACCCCGAAAATATCTTGATAGATTTGGTATAGACCAGCAAAATTCTGAAAACGGTATACGAAGCTATAAGAAATGGCTCAAATACTGTAAAGAAAAGAATATAATAATCCGGCATGATATTGATTTCGATATAAAAACAGCATGGTGTATGCTTGAACTTGAAAGAAGATTTGGTTTGAACAGTGTAGTATATGTGGATATTCATAGTCCCTCATATAGCATAGATGATATAAAAGAACTTTACAATGAATATCGAGGTGATGGTTTCGGTTTTGGACTTCATATAAATGTGGCTTATGATTACCCGCCAGACGAAGCATGGGAACAATATTTAAAAGATGTCGGGACAATGAGAAAAGAAGGAATGAATCCGCATTCCATTGTCGGGCATTTTTATGATTCAAGAATTGTGCCAGTCCCGGAATATACAAACCGTGATATAGAAACAAATTCAACTTATGAACCGAAATTACCAATGAGTTTTAAGACAGCCTGTTTTCATAAAGTTAAACCAACCGTGATGTCAGATAGTGGCGGTAAGTTATTTAGTGGTCATGTATTAAAAAGCCCTATGGAATATTTTGATTGTATAAAAGATGATATGCCGGCTTATATACAAACACATCCAGTTCATTACCATACCACAGAAGAAGTTTTCTGGAGGAATCAAGACGCTATTTATACCAAAAAACTTGGCGGATTACCTGTCAATACGCAGAATATACATATAATCCAGTCAAAATTTCAAAACAGATTGACAACTTATTCACAACAATGGATCGAAAACACCGCTCATTTATTAAAAGCACAGGAAATAATAATGAGAATCGCTGCCGACAGATATAGAGAATTAATAACTCTTGTTGATGCCGGTTGTAGTATTGGACTTCTGGGAATGTATTTGACAGAACCCAATAATCTTAAATATATCGGGGCGGATATAGAACCGAAGTTTATAGAAGTTGGCAAGGTTATGTTTAATGCTCTTGGATATGCTCCTCATCTTATTGCTAAAGACATATTCGATGGTAAACATATCCCTGGCGATATATTTGTTTTTCTCGCTGCCGAGGATTTACCTGTAGATTATCATAAACTTTATGAACTATGCCTGAATTATAAAGATATAATATTGACAACGGCAACAGCAGACCGATATAGAGAAGCGAAACAACGGGGAAAGAAATACTGGTATATAGGTGATACAAAATTCAAAGTGATATTTTTAAAAGGATTTAATCTTAAATTTTATGGAATAGCAAATAACAGAAATCTTTACTGGCTTGAAAGGAAAACCACATGAATGTTCTTATGCTGACTTACAATGATTGGGCAAACACGGGTTATCGTTTCAGTAGATGCCTGAAACATCTTGGTTTAAATGTGACATATTTTAAAGGAAATTTACATAAATTTAATTATCCAGAACAGGCTGCCATTCATCAGGCAATAGCTGAGAAGAAACCCTTGGCTTGGTTTCCCGTAGTTGTAAGAGTCCCGGAACTTCAATATCTCGCAAAGAAAGCCGATATTATTCATTTTATTGCCAGTACCCTTATTGATACAGGGGTAGATTTAAGAACCAAAAAAGTAGTTGTACAACACGGCGGTACAACCTATAGACTTGAATCCGAAGCAGTTAATAAATTATTCAACCAATTCGCCGATGCTGCAATAATACAATTCCCCACATTGCTTGGTTACGGTGCAAAGAATGAACATCTTGTTTATTATCCGGTAGATACAGATTACATAAAACCTAAAGATTTTAATACCTGCGGAAAGGGTAAACTCATTATAGGACATTTTCCGAGCGATTGGACAGCAAAAGGCACAAAGATAATAATTGATGTTTTAGAAAAATTAAAGAAAACGGAATATGGAAAGCGATTTGAATATGTTGGGCTGCAGGGGCTTCATAATGAACAAATATATTGGTACGAAAATATAGAGCGTATGAGAAAATGTGATGTGATAATCGAAACCATACAACCGGAGTTGAGGGGTAAACCCTTCGGAGAATGGGGCAATACTGCCCTTGAAGCTGCTGCGCTTGGCAAACTCGTGATAACCAATTCTATACGACAGGATATTTATAAAAAGGAATATAATAATATACCGCCTCTTTTTATTGCAAATGATAAGGAAATGCTTGAACAAAGAATAAAAGAAATATGTGATATGCCCGATGCGGAAATAAAAGAAAGAAAAATGCTTCATAGAGATTGGGCTGAAAGATATCACAGTATACCGGCAACATCAGGGCGTTTATGGGAAACCGTCTATAAAAATCTTATTAATGGAGCTTATTAATGGAAAACGGCAAATTACATATTGCAATGGTAGCTCAACACGGCTGTATAAGAGTGATAAAAGAATCGCTTGCATTAATGAAACGGGGGCATATAGTAGATTTAATAGCCAATCAAGTACCTTTTGGTTATCATTTTTTTGATACTCCTATTCTCTATAATGATAAAAACCAGCTGCGGAGAATAATATTAAATTCAAGTGCCGATATATTTCATGTTCACAACGAACCTGATTGGTTAGTAGCAGCGACACGGGAAGTTTCTAAGGGACGACCTGTTATTTATGATGTTCACGATCTTGAAAGTCTCAGATGGCATAATCACGCAGAAGGAGAAGAGGTTGAGGCATTTGCAGCAGCAGACGGGATTATCCATGTGAGCGAACCGATAAGAGAATTTGCTGAAAAAGAACACGGGAATGGTTTACCAAGCCGTGTGATATACTGCTGGATGGATGAGCAATTTGTATCTTCCGATAAAGACATAATAAAGAATCCAAGTTTCCAATCCATTGTTTATGAAGGTGGAATAGATTCTAAGAGCAAACCACAACCATACGAAAATTCTCCTCAAAAAGTTGTTGTTAATATAAGAAATCTAACAGGCATATTTGCAAAATTCAGGGAACAGGGTTTTGCGGTAACCATCTTTGCGGCAACACCACAACAGCAGGAAGCTTATGAAATGATGGGAATATATGTAGGACAGCCCGTAATGTATCCGGCAATGCTTTCAGGATTAAGACCACATGGACTTGGCTTTGTCGGATGTCCTATCAATACACCATTAATGCAGTTAGCGATGCCGAATAAACTTTTTGAATATATGTCCCAGGGAGTCGTGCCAATATGTTACAATGCAAAAGAAGCTGGTAAATTTGTTACTGAGCATAAATGTGGTGTTAATCTTGAGAGCCTTGATAATTTGAAGGATCAGATTGGTGATGTAAGAAGATTAAGAAAAAATGTATTGAAATTGAGAAATGAATTTTTAATGAGCAAACAAGTTGAACAAATAGAAAGTCTTTATGAAGAAGTATTGAACGGAGGTAAATAATATGTCAAGACATTTTATAGAAGTAACCGGAATAGCAACAATTGATACTTCGGTGGCGCCGGAAAATCTGACAACTGGTGTTTGGCAATTTAACGAATTTATGTTAAATCTTGCGGCCACAAGTACGGCGGCATCTGTTATAACAACAATTAATTCAAATGCTGGTGCGGCTTATGATATGAAAATGAATGCCCAGTTAATGAGCGCACAGAGCTATTATCATTATCAGCCAACAAATTCTGTAAAACTGCAATCTGGTGATGCTATTGATATTGATATGAAGTGTGCAACACGTTACGGTTTAACTGTTATTTGGAGCGATGACCAGTAATGAAACCAACAGATGCAAAATGTTTAAAATGCGGTAAAATCTTTAATACAATTGATGCTTCATTATTAGCGGCAATCAGAAACAAAAAAAACAATTATGATATTTGTCCAGAGTGCCAAAAGAAAGATTTCGAAACCGCAATGCTTGAACCGCCAGAGAAGGCGATAATGCCGAAACCGAAGGGTAGAACAGCCAAATTCTTTAGGAGATAAAAATGACAACGGAAATTAGTTTTATTGAATTGACACAAGAACAGAAATTAGAAGCATCTGACCTCATGCAGAAGTTACAAGCAATAGACGGTGCTTTAGCCACTGTTAATGATGAACGTGTAGTTGCTTCGGCAGTATTTAACAAAAAGCAATATGCTCTTGAGGAAGAAAAGAAATCTATTGTAGTTCAGTTAAGGACATTAAGAACTGCTACCGTTAAAGAGGTGTAATTAATGGCATGGCTCGGAACATGGGCAAAGCGTGTAAAGCTTACCATTGACAATACTGATATAGACGCTAATTTGACCGACTTTCCCATTCTCATTTATATAAGTATATCATCCGGACGTAACAGTGATGACATTTCTTTTGTGTTTGATGAACTTACCGATGATGCAAATAGGAAGAAAATTGCTGTAACGAAGGATGATGGTACGACTCAATTATATGTTGAGATTGTGAAGTGGGATGATGGCGGCGAACAGGCATGGCTATGGGTTAAGGTTGCGGGTGCGGATGCTATAAGTTCCAGTAGTGATACGGATTTATACCTGTATTATGATTCTGCACAAGCCGATAATGACACTTATGTTGGCGACCCGAATGATGCAGTAGCCGAGAATGTCTGGGATAGCTATTATAAGCTTGCAACACATTTACGGGATGACCCTGATAGCTCTCATGTTAGAGATAGCACAGCAGAGGATGCAGATGGAACAAAGAAAGGTGCTGGGGAACCTACGCTTACAACTGGAACTCCTGGAGGTGAGGGACAGGACTTTAGCGGAACTGGTGAATATATCAGTATGGGAGACCATGCTTCTTTAGATATTGGATTAAATGACATAACCCTTGAAGCATTGATTAAATATACCGGAGACCAAAGTGCGGATTATGCTGCTATTATGGGAAAAGGTTATCTGTCCGGTAATCCTGGATATGGTTTATATGTCCTTAATTCAGATGATAAAGTATGTATGCAAATTAGAACAGCAGGAACTGGTATACAGGTATTTTCCAACAATGCCTTAAACGATAACGCAGAGCATTGGATTATGGGAGTATGTGATAGAGATAGTGCAACGGGTTTGAAAATATACGTTGATGGAGCAGTTCAAACAGATATAGGTGACCCAACTGCGATATCTGAAGATGATTTAGATAGTTCTATATATTTTGCACTTGGCGCAAGAGATTCTACTGGTGGTCCAAGCTGGAGTCTATTTTATACAGGTTTAATAGATGAAGCCCGTGTTTCGGTAGGCATCGCAAGGTCAGCAGCATGGGCAAAGGCGGGAAGCGAAACAGCAATAGATAATTTACTGGATTTTGGAAGTGAAGAATTAATTAGTGGTGGTGGTACTACTTATGAGGATACATTAACAGATGGAATATTGTTGGGAGATAGTTTATTAAATATAGGTGAGTTTGGTTTATCACAAACAGACGGCATTAAGTTCGGCGATGTATTGACAAGTGCCGGTCCCTATGTAATAGCATTGACAGATGGGATGAAATTGGGGGAAGTTTTATTAAACAATATGGAATTTAATTCCGCATTAACCGATGGCATAAAGTTTGGGGAATTGCTTGCCGTGATTCAGGAAATGAATCTGATTTTATTAGACGGCATGAAGTTTGGAGATACACTTTCAGTATTAAAAGAAATGAATGTATCACTTGCCGATGGTGTTAAGTTTGGTGATTTGCTTAAAAGTGCCGGTCCCTATGTAGTTACTTTAACTGATGGGATGAAATTCGGTGATAGTGCGACTGTTGTTGGTGAATTTAATATTGCTCTTTCTGATGGAATCAGGTTCGGCGATACTCTTGAAGTTGTTTATGTAAATACGACTGGAGCTTTATTTAAATTTAAGGCAAAAAATAAAGACTATTATATAGTATTATCAAAAAGACCGTTTCATTTCGAGGCGGATGACAGAGATTTTTACTTTGAATAACAGGGGGTTATAGATAATGAATAAAAGTGGAATGAAATTTGGTGGTGTTTTTAATTGTGAGCATTGGAGAGATGGGAAACTAATAGGCGAGACAGAGGGCAAAAATTTAACCACAAATGAGGGTGTAAACAAAGCTCTCGATTCTCTTTTCCATGACGATAATGAGCCTACATGGTATGTTTGTATTTTTGATACGAATACAACAACGGCTTCAGCCGATACTCATGCAGCTCCTCAATATACTGAAAACACCGAATATGATGAAGCGACACGACCTGAATATTTAGAGGGCGCTGCTTCTGGAAAAGAAGTTACAAATGGGAATAAGGCTACATTCACAATGAATGCCAACGCCACGATTTATGGTGCTGCGATTGTAAGTGCTGCCACAAAAGGAAGTACGGTAGCTGCTGATGTACTCTGGTGCGGTTCTAAATTTGCATCAGTCCGGCATTGTGTAGATGATGATTTGTTAAAAATAACATACACGCTCTCAGGTGCTGATGATGGCGTATAATGGGAGGGATAAATAATGCCAGATATTAAAGGTAGTGAAAGAATCGTCCTGAGACCCAACGATAATTATGTGCCATATAGATTTGAATTTGAGCCATGCAGCACAGCAAGTTTGAATGATGGGGCTATCCCTTATGGAACTAATATCGCAAGTATTTCTGTAACAGTAGAAGACCAGGATGGTACGGATGCAACTGCAGAAATGGTAAAAGGTGCGAGCCTATCTTCCAATGTTGTAACAGTATACTTGAAATATCCGGCTACGCTTACAACCGGTACTTATGATTTAACTTTTAGCGCAACATTGGATAATACTGTACGAACAAGGCTTGACAATGAATTTAATAGAAGAATTGATGCAGTGGAGAATTTATAATGAAATTAAAAGTAAATACAGCTCCAACTATAGAACCTGTTACTATCAAAGAAGCAAAAGAACATTTACGGCTAAATGTTGATGAGAGTGATCAGGATGTTTATTTAAAAAGTTTAATAAAAGCTGCTACGGTATATACGGAAGATGTTTTATTAAAACGTGCGTTATTGCAACAAACATTTGAGTATTATCTCGATTGGTTTCCCGATGGTAATGCCTTGCTTATACCACGCCCTCCGTTAATATCGGTTACAAGTATTATTTATACAGACAGCGGAGGAACAGCAGCAACATTAAGCTCAAGTTGTTATGATGTTGATACGGTAAGCGAGCCGGGAAGAGCTGTACTGAATTATGGGGAGATATGGCCTTCAACTACACTCGCAACCAATAATCCTATAAAAACAACATTTGTTGCTGGGTACGGAACTAAACAATCAGATGTCCCCGAAAACATAAAACAGGCTATGAAAGTTATGATAGCCGAGATGTATGAGAACCGTGAAGATACTGTTGCAATAAGAAGCATTCAAAAACTTAATACGATTGAACGGCTAACAATACCATATAGGATATTCACATGCAAGCAGGACAATTAAGGCATACAATAATATTTCAGGTGCCGACAACAACAACAGGTTCAAGTGGTGAAGAATTAATAACCTATGTTGATACAATAAAAAATGTACCTGCAGCTATTGAACCATTGACGGGCAGGGAATATCTTGCTGCAAAACAGATTCAAGAAGAAGTTACAACACGAATCACTATACGGTATTTCAGCAATAGTATTGACGGTACATGGCGTATTAAATGGGGCGACAGGATTTATAAAATAAAATCTGTTATTAATACAATTGAATTGAACAGAGAATTAATATTTATGTGTGAAGAAATCAAATGAAAGCGATAGTAAAAGATTATTCAAGAGAAATATTGAAAGCAAAAAATAGGGCAAAAAGAGAAGCTCTTGTAAATATGTCTGAATTATTAGTTGAGCGGGCAAAAGAAATCGTGCATAAGCGTTCTGGTGATACAAGTGAGTCAATAAGATATGAAATAGAAGGCGATGAGGCAAGAGTAGGAACGAATTATTTTGTTGGGAGATTGCTTGAAACAGGCACTATAAAAATGCGTGCTTTCCCATGGCTCTCTATCGCAACGGAAACAAGCCAGAATGAATTAAGGGTTATTGCAAAAGGGGCTTTTGAATGATAGATAGTTTATTTGATGCCATATATACAAAATATAGTGGGGATGCCACATTAAAAAAAGCAATAACAAGTTTGCAACCCGCACAGGCAAAACAGGGAACAAAACTTCCATACGGTATTTATGAACTTATAACGGCAACATCCAATTTAAAACTTGGCAGCCAGAATGAAGAAATCATTATCCAGTTTAATTTATTCTGTGATGATTGGGCTGAAGTTACTGCTGCTTATACAGCACTTGATGCTGTTTACCATGGGTGTAATTTGACAATTACAGGATATGCATTTGTAGAAATGAAAAGAGAAGTTGTTTTTATGCCAGATTCAGGTGTTGAAAATGTCTGGCAATGTACAGTTAGATACAAAGTATTTATGACAAAAAATTAAATGAAAGGATAGTAAAATGGGAGTTACAGGTGGAATAGATTGTAAGGTTGTTGTTACGTCAGGAACTTTATTCCAAATGGCTACATGGAATTATTCCGGTCTAACAAGGGATATCATTGAAAAAGGTAATGCTTTTCAGGATGAAAACAAGACCTTTTTTAGGGGGGCGCTTAATGGTGGTTCGATAACAATTCATGGTTATTATGATAGTGCTGCAACTCCGGTTGCTACAGTGATAGCAAATTGTATTGATGATACAGCAGTTGCCGGTTTAAAACTTTATTATAGTTCATCAGGTTATTGGGGACCGTCCACAAGTCCGGCGGCATCTATTTTTGTTGAAAGTGTTGACGGGCCGAGTGTCGATGCAAACGGAGTGGCTGAAATTGGTTTTACGATGCGTGTTCGTGATGGTTATCTCGATAAACTTGCATAATGGAGGTTGATAATGAAAATAAATCTCAAGGATATGAACCCCGGTGTATTTTTCCCGTGGCCGGGTGAAATGGCAGATAGTAAAAGCGGTATAACGGTACGCCCATTAAATGCTTCTGCTCTAAAAAGAATCAATGCAAAAACACTATTAAAGGAAAAAATCATGCTCGCAAAGGGCGGTATTCCCTATAAGGATATTCTTTATGATGAAAAACTTAAGGAAATATTAGTAGCTGATTATTGCATTGTGGAGTGGACAGGGTTAGAGGATGACAACGAGGATCCTATCGAATGTACACCGGAAAACAAAGCAATGATTATGGGTGAACACCCACAATTAATGGAATTTGTTTCCGATAAAATTGATAGCATACCGGAGATAATAAAAGCAAAAGAGGAGACTGAAACAAAAAACTGATTGAAGTCGCAGAGTGGCTTTATAAAAAAACACCCTGTGACAAATGTAAAGCCGTATTCGTGGCTAAAAGAAAAGAACCACCTTGTGAAAAATGTATGCCTGAAATAATGCCTGAAAACAAAGAGGCATTTGAGATATATGCAATAGTTTGTAATCAGATGATAGTTTCGGGTATGGGTGATCCGATTGATATAAATTTTGCATCACTTAAAATAGTTATGGATTTATTCAGTATTGAAAATCAACTTGAATGTTTTAAAAGAGTAGTTTTAATGGCACGACATATTATAAAAGAGACTATAGAAAATGGCAAAGTTATCTGAAATATATATAGCCTTGACTTTAAGAGACAAAGACTATGATTTAAAAATAAAGAAGGCGCATAAGACAACGCAGACTTTTGCTCAGAAGGTGCAAAAGAAATTTGACAGCATCAATCTCAAAAGGGCTGCCTTGGCTATTACAGCCTTTGCAGTAGCCACAGCATACGCCTTGAATAGATGGGTTATAAAACCATTTATAGGGGCTGCTGATGCAGCAGAACAATATATGATAATTTTAAGTACGTTGCTTCGTTCGCAGGCTGAAGGTAATCGTTTATTTCAAGAAATGCAAAAATATGCAGCAAGAGTTCCTTTTAAATTCATGGAAATAATGGAATCGGTGACATCTCTTGCCGGTGTTATGAGGGGCGGTGTCAATGAAATTAAAGAATGGGTGCCTATGATTGGCGATCTTGCTGCTGCTTATAAAATGACATTTAGAGATACGACAAGTCAAATTATCCGAATGTATTCAGCCGGCGCTGCTGCTGCCGATATGTTCCGGGATAAAGGTGTCTCTACTATGCTTGGTTTTAAAGCCGGAGTTGCATATACGGCAGAAGAAACAAGGCGTATGATAATGCAAGCTTGGACAAAATTAGATAGTCAATTCAGGGGAGCGACAGCAAAACTTGCGACAACTTGGTCAGGTTTAATGTCAATGATTCAAGATGCATGGGATTTATTCAAGATTGCGGTTATGGAAGCCGGTGTATTCAAATATTTAAAAGATAAAGTTCAATTACTTATTGATAAAATAAATGAAATGAAAACATCCGGTGCGTTTAACGCTCTTGCTCAAACATTTTCCGATAAGGTTGTCGGTGGATTGGAAAAAATATGGAGTCATAAGGATGATATAATTTCCGTTTTTAAAGCAATAGAAACAGCCTCGAAAGCTATTTTAGCAGCAATTGAGGGATGGAAACTTATAGGAAATCTTTATAGTAAATATGGGATAACTAATTGGCAGAAAGAATTTGCTCAGTATGGAGTAAAAACAAGATATGGTACAAAATTACCTTCTTGGGGCGGAGATACAGCACACCAAAACGCATTAATGAGTGCTTATGAAGCACAGAAAAAAAGAATTACTCAAATGAGAAAAGAAGCTTATGCGAGAATGCCAGCAATTCATAAAGGTACATGGACACCTGAAAAACAAGAGGGGCAAGGAGCTATAACATCAATTCCATATTATTTTGGCAAGGCTCCGATGATTCCAAAAGCTGCAACAATGGCATATCCCAGACTTGGTGGATTCCCCGGTGCCGGTATGGGAATGAAAAGAACTTATGAAAGCCAGTTACTCGGCTTACAAACAGCCACAAAAACCGCAACACAGGAAATTTCAAGTCAGTGGCAAACACTTTCATGGAATATGCAGTCCTCATGGTCATATACTATGGAAAACATGATGCGAGGCGGTATGTCATTCGGAAACTTCATGAAAAATATGTTTATGGATGTATACAATTCTTATGCTCGTATGATTTCTGATATGGTTGCTGAACGTCTTTATGAACGCACATTTGAGAGTAAGAATTTTTTCGGTGAAGCTATCGAAACAGGACTATCATTAATAGGATTGGGTAAGAAAACAACGCCTGCCGCAGAAGTAATACCTAAAGTTGGAAAGGCAGCACATGGTGGTGATGTTTATGTAAAAGTTGACGGTCCGAGTGCTGATGCAATAGTAGGTATAGTTTACGAAAATATGGATAGGAACGGATTATTAGGTAAATAAATATGGCTAACTGGAATATAAATTGGGTTCCACAAGATGTAGCAAAATTCGCTACTGAATGGAATACTATAGTATCAGAATTTGAATCCGGCAAAGAACAGAGACGAAAGAAATGGAGTCGTAAAAAACACAGATTTATACTTTCTTTTGAAGCTCTTACTGATACGGTTATAGATGAAATAAGGGTATTCTTTGATGGACTCTACGGTGCATATACATCTTTTTATTTCCCCAATTTTATGCAAATGATAAAAGGAACTCGGCTAACAATGGTTGTCGGCGGTGCCGGAACTGATTCAATAGTTGACAGCCAGAGCGGATGGGTTAAAAAGGGGTTCAACACAGATTTATATGTAAGAGTTAGCGGTTCGGGAGCGGGCAATGATGGAACTTTTTCTGTATCCGCCGTGACGGCTGCGACACTTTCCGTCCCGACAGGCTCATGGGCTGCGACAGAAAGCGGGGTCGTTGCCTTGACAGCCTATTGCACATACTTCACAAGATTCAATGATGATTATTTTGAGAATAATTTTATCTATAAAGACGTGGGCGAAATCAGAAGTGTTGAGCTTATAGAGGTGATATAATGCCGAAAACATTATCAGCTACAATAGAAACAGTTGCTCAGAGTTCAACAAACCAACCTCATTATTTAATAGAGATAGAACTTGACGGACTGACAAAATATTATACCGATAATAATGAAGATGTTAATTTCCCTACTGCTGGCGGGAATACTTATAAAGCATGGGGTATAAAATTCAGTAAGATTCTTAACACAATGACAAATGAGGTTGACAGGGTTAATATTACGTTTGACAATGCTAATCCTGCCGACACAGATAGTCCTAATTATCTTCTCCGCACATACACATTTCAAAACAAAAAACTTACAATAAAACGTGTGTTTGCCGGTTACCTGGCTTCAGCAAGTAATTATATGATAGTATTCAAGGGCTATCTGGGTGCGCCTGTGATTGATGAAAATACATTTGGTATAATGGTTTATTCACCTATGTATAAAATTAATCAGAATATTCCTAAACGTATGTATCAAGGGAATTGTCCTCATATATTTGGAAGTAAGGAATGTAACAGATTTTCCGGGCCTGTTGATAATCTTGTGGGATGGTGGCCTCTTGACAAAGCACATGAAATTTATGGAGATGAGCTTGTAAGAAATGGTACTATGGAATTTGACGGTGATTGGACAGATGATGGATCGCCAGCCGCTAATGTACAAAGTTCAGAGCAAGCTCATGGCGGAACATATTCAAGAAAGATTACCTTAGATGGAAGCGGAACATCGGGAGGGATACGACAAACAATATCAGGGCTTACAATCGGTAAAACATATAAAGTTACTGCTTGGGTAAGAGGTTTAGATTTAGCAGCATCAAATTTTTATCTCTTCTTTAATGGTGATTTCACTCCTGTATTATTTTCAAACGGCAGTTGGGTCAAATTAACTGGGATTCGTACGGTAGATGCAACATCAACAACTATCCGGGTTTATGTTCACCCAACCAGTGCAGCAAATGCCGGCAAGTCTTTCTATGTTGACGATGTTTCGGTAAAAGAAATTCAGACCGCAGATGTAAGTGGGAATGATAATCATGGTAGAATATGTCACATACCAACATACTCAGAAGGTCGTTTTGAGATTGAAGATGAGGAAATGGAAGCCGACGGTACGGATGATTATGTTGATATAGGTGATATTAGCGCAAGTTTAAAGGCTGTATCTCTCTGGGTTAATCCTCATTCTGCAAATGAAACGATTATATCTTTTGATTCTGGTGGTGCTCATTCTGTAAGTATTGATAGTTCTATAGTAACAGCACATGGATTTGTCGGTTCTTATACTTATATAAATAATGAATATACGGCAACACTAACATCAACCGCACGATGTAATATTATAATCAATGTACAAACTATTTTTGCAGTTGACGATCTGGATTTTTTTAGATGTTTAGCTACTTATGGAAATTTGGCTCTTTCGGATATTAGAATATTTGAAGCAACATTAACAAAAGCAAATCGACAATTAATAAATGACATCACAGAAGAAACTAATGGGGAAGCCACTGTGGGCTGTTCAACATCTGTAATATTTGATACAACTAATAGAACCGAGTCTGACGATTATTGGAACTACGGAACAATAGAATTTACATCGGGTGCTTGTGATGGTCAGAAGAGATTAGTAAAAGATTCCGTTTCCGCTTCGGGTAAAGTAGAGGTTTACATACCCCTTGATGATACACCTTCGGATACTGATACATATACAATAAAACGTGGGTGTAATAAAAACTCTAAGGATTGCAGATTCAAATTTAATAATTGGCAAAATATGGGAGGCTTTGCATTGTTACCGCAAAAGCCAGATAGGAATTGATATATAGATGGAACCAACAACGATTGCAACTTTAGCGGCTGCCGGATGGAAAATAACAAAATGGCTGACTGGTAAGCCTAAGAAAAAGAAACTATCCCCGGTCTATAAAGTGCGTGAAGATGAAATACGCATCTCAGAAGAAAGTGCCCTTCCGATAGTTTATGGTCATTGTAAAGTCAAAGGACAGAATATATACAGGGAAGATA